CGCATTGAACATACCCACAACCACATTGTCAAAACATATACATGTTGTTTGCTTTGAAATGCTAATCGCATTTCGAGCAAGCCATACATTTTGACAATGGAACGATGGGTATGTTCCTTTTCTTCCTATGATTGATGACACTATGGGTACTACTGCACTACATTCATATCGTAATGATATGCATCTTCGTTCCCCAACGACTATTAGTTATTACCGAAGTATGGTCTTCCAGTCCTCGGCCTTCACCTTAGGCTAGAAGAACATCCACTCACGCATAGCTATTCGCCATGCTCCCGTTCCGTTATTCTAGCTTTCGTCATGTCTGCGAATGAAGTACGGTTCATTCGCATATCAGATCACGGCTTGTCCTGCGTTGCTTCAGAACCATCAACTTTTGTCGCAAAAGTTGCAAAACAGACCATCACGTACTGTTCTTTTACCGGTGGTTTATTACAATCACGTGAGGTATTTTTGCAAGATTATACTTCGTGTTTTATATCACTCTCACCTATAACCAAGCCTAACAACAAATAGCGATCAAGGCTACATGATACATCTATGTGGCTATTTGTCGTAATGCTTGCTAACAGGCCGACAATGTCAATCGACAATTTGACCAAAAATATAGTCATATTTTTCGCAGACATTTGTCCAGTAATCAATACTATTAGTTATTATTGAATTGATTACTTCCCTAAATGCAAATTATTGACATCATCCGAGAGCGATATCTAACAGAAGCATAAGCAAAATACCTACGTGGTGTAGGTGTTATCAACGATGGAGATAATTATGACTAACATAACATATGATTTGGATTATTTACTTGAACTGGCTGATAAATGTGGTCACTTCGATGAAACATACTTCATGTATAACCAAGCAAAGAATTGGTATGATGAAATAATGTTCGGAAATGACGAACAGTCTAAACAAATAATGATAGAACGTGGCATCACTAGGCAAGAGTATGCCTTAGATGTTGCATATGACGACTTATATTATTCAACTGGTCATCAGGAGGTAATCAATGATACCAACATTTAATTCAAAAGAAGAATATCTTTCAGAGATATGGATAGAACTAACTGATAATGCAATCGATAGATGTGAACAAGGATATACTGAAGCACGTCACGAGTTCGCAATGGTTACTAACTATGTCAACTGGTTGAGACCTCAATCATTTGATGCAGTCAAAGAAGCATACCAAGAGTTAGTTCACTCTGGTGCAATCGAGATTGTGTAGTCGCAAGGCTACACATACAACCGAGCATAATGCTCATACATACTAGTCAAACATAAAGGAGATACACATGACTAAATTACAAACTAACGACATACATACTTCAATCACAGACTTATTATTGGAGGGTTTCAACTTCGCAGAGATAGAGGATGAGGCCAAACGCAAGAAGTATTCCGGTACACCTTCTGATGCTACCGATACTGGTCAAGAGAATCCATTCTGGAACATCTCATTGCTAGTTAGAATCGGTGGTTACTGTGCTACTGCAGAACGTTCATACCAAAAGAGTATGAAACGACAAGATGATATCGAGAAGATGCTTGAAGATGGCAAAGACTTCATGGCTGATGCATACTATCAGAATGAAGCATCGATTGAGAATGCTCAACGTGAGATGCTAATCTTCAGAGACTTCTTTCAAGATACATTCGGTACACCTTGGATGGGTCTTGATAAATATACTGCCATGCTTGATGAGATATTCTCACCTAAAGCTTTAGGTTCATCTAACAAGGCACAACTCAGAGACAAGGCATCTTCTGCATTACTATCTATCAGAGCCAAGAAAACTGGTAGAACAGTAGCTGAGCAGGAGGTCTTTGAAGACAAGGTAGCTGAACAGCTTGCTCTCAAGGTCAAGCTACCTAAAGATATATGTAAGCTTCCACAAGACAAAGCTAACAAGATACTCAACGATAGCATCAAGAGTGTCGCTTAATTATCCCCAGTACGGCAGGCATCACAGCTTGCCGTACATATTCTATTGCATCGTTCCTATGTTTTATATCGCATAAAAGGAGTATTGCGTACCACTCGCAGGCTCGTTGCAATACACTTACACAAGCCGAGGCTTCAACATTAGTGTGTGGTACGGCTCGAAAATTATATCCATGTAGTGAAATCAAATTGGTTTTGCTATAACATAACAACAAAAGGAGAATACAAAATGGATGGATCACAAACAATATTACCTGACTATGATTTCCCGGTAGAGGTTGTTCCTCTAGTCGCAATCAGTGAAAACAACTGGGAAACTAAAAGCTATCCAGTGCCACACAATATGCAGAAAGCTATAGTTCGTACCGATACTGGTCACGTACTTGGTACACATGGTGGTGCTTACAAGATGGTCAAGCATGGTGACATCGTAGATCGTATGCAATCTGCGATTGACATGTCAGTCATATCCAAAGACTACACACATACACAAGAGATATATGAGAATGGTGCAAAGATGAAAGGCAAGATAGCATTCAATGACTTAGTTGTTGAGCCTCAAGTCGGCGACTACATTCGCTTTCAGGTTGAGTACCTGAACTCTTATGATGGTATGTGGTCTATCATGTTCAAAGCACAAGGCTACAGATTGTGGTGCGACAATGGTTGTGCATCACCACATGCCCTATCATATGACAGGAACAAACACACCACAGGTTTCAACTTGGCAGGTACATCTGCAAAAATACGCAATGCACTGACTACATTCTGGGATAACAAAGATATATGGCAGCAGTACGCATCAATGCCAGTGTCACCATCAGAAGCAGAGATATTCCTCAAGAATACAATCTGTAATCGTCATACAAACACAACCCATACTAAGGTTAACGAAACTAAATTAGAAAAGCTTATGGGTTTATACAACACAGAATCACAGAAGCTTGGCCGTAACAAATGGGCATTGTACAATGCTCTTACTTATTGGTCATCGCATGCTGATGATGCCAACCATCCACACAGAGCAGAGGTACTTCGCCACAACGAGGTAACCAAAGCTATCTCATCTGCAAGATGGGAGGGTGTAGGGAAAAGCATAACCTAATTCCCAAATGGGAATAGCTGTCTACTAAAACCTTATCAGTAATTTACTCCTATTCTTATTGATAAGGATTGGCCTTTAGTAGACAGCACCTATCTAACATGCCGAAAGGTTACAGTCTTTAAACGGCCTATGTTTTCATTTGTTAAAGTAAGAACAATTATTACAAGGTAGATAATGTTAGATAATATACATGCACGTTATACCACTGGTTCAATCGGGTCTGAGGTATGTAATCGTGAAGTCACACGTAAGAGATCAACAGTCTAGCTAACTGTCAGCAAGTGACGTGCTTGTATACTTAAACACAACAACAACGGAGAACACTATGGATTCATTCAATGAATATCTAACATCACTTATCGGTCAATCAGTTGAACGAGAATGTGATGCAGTCAATATTGCCAATGCAATTTGTGACTTGGCTACGTCAGTACACAGACCTAGCTTTGTTGAGAGTACCAAGAAACAATGGCATCAATGGCAGGAACAACCAATGCTAGAGCATTATGGTATAACAGATAGAGTAAAGGAGTATAGCCATGAGTAGACTAAAAGATCAGTGCATAGAAGTCGAGCAACGATTCGGTGAGTTGCTTGAAGAGATGACCAACGAGCAGGCCATTGAACATATACGCAGAGAGTACAGTGTTTCACATGCATTTGCATGTGCAGCCTTACTCAAACAGTGGAATGAAGAGGATGATGCATCATGTCGCATCCAGTAAATGATACCATATACGATCAAATAGTAGATCATATATCAGGTATGACATTGGATGAGTTTCAAAACCAATGCGAAGAACACAACCTAAACACAAGTTGTATAGATGAATTAGCTAACAACTTAATGCAACACTTAATAGAGGAGAAATTTAAATGACAAGTGTTATAGAAAAAATAGTATCAGAGCATAGCGAAACTGCTAATACTTACGGCAAGTTAACTGCTTTGTATGAGATACTAAATGTAATTCAAGAAAAGATAAATGAATTAGAATCAAAGTTAGATTCTGATAAATAAATAATTTACTTGCACATGTTGCATATATGCAGTAGTTCTGTATGTATGGTATTGTGCAAGTATATACATCAGCTTCAAGACATAGCTGCAGATAACAATGTGCGTTTGAAAGACATGTTCATTGTTGCCGGTGTACCTACGAGTACATACTATAGAGCAATCAATGGAATGGATTTAAGATTTGATACAGCAGAAAGAATACTCAAAGCATTCAGACATGTTCAACTACAGAGCGACACCAGTTCCCATCAATGATAATTGGAAAGAACTTGTTTCGTCTTTAGTAAAGAAGCGACACGAAATGAGTTTATCTCAAGAAGGTTTAGCTTATAAGATAGGATGTGCTGATAGTTTGGTAGGCAAGTGGGAACGATATGAACGTTTGCCATCAGGCTTTATGCTTTTAGATTGGATTGAAGCTTTAGAGTGTAAGCTCAAGATTCAATGAAGCAGTGTGATGTGTGTGGTACACACAGCAGATACTTCACGAAAGTGAAGAGCAGTCGAACTTTCTTTGTCTGCTTTAGTTGTAAGGAGAAATCAAATTGGCAAGCTCGTCTAGCAGAAAAGGAACATACCACGAAAACTTCTTCGTCAAACTATTCAAGTCGTGGAAGATCAAAGCAAAGCGTCAGCCTCTTAGTGGAGCGTTGGGAGGCGAATATAAAGGCGACCTCGTCATCACCCTCAACGGACAAGAAATAATTTGTGAAGTAAAGTATCGTAAGAATAGCAGCTTCCCATCCCCATTCACAACAATGATTAACCGGGATGCTGTTATATATAAGCGAGGTGGTAATGCAGAACCCAGATGGGTTATGTTTTTATCAGAGTCAACAGTCAAGAAACTATGGAGAACAAAATGAAAATTCAATTACAACAATTACAAGAACTTGTAGATCAAATGTATTGGGATTGGGATAGACTAAGTAGATCAGGACAAGATACATTAGATAAGATTGCTGATCTTGTAGGTGTAGTAGAGATAGACCCAATGAACTTAAAGAATGAGTCTTGGAAAAAAGATTAGAGATAATGTCCTTTAAAAATATCCAAGGTATCTTGGATGCAGATGTTGGTGACCCAATAGCCAAGCTTGTGCTATTGACAATCAATCATTATGCTAATCAAGATACAATGATTGCTTACCCATCAATAAGTACGATTGCAAATAAGTCTGGACTCAGTGAACGAACTGTAATTCGTAAGCTTGAATACCTAGTCAATAAAAAATTTTTGATTCGTAAACGTCAGGGAAAGAATCAAGTAAACATATATCGAGTACGGAAGTGTCAGCCTGTCACTATGGAAGTGACAGAGTGTCACTTGGAGGGTGACAGAGTGACACACGAACCTACTAATAACATACTATCTAACAGAGAGAGGAGCAATGCAGTTACAATTAAGCCACAACAAAAAACAATTAGCCTTAAAAAGTCTAACAACAACAACACCAAAAGAGATCGAGCAAAAAGTTCTTTCTTCTTTGGCATCAATTCTAAACTACGAGGAAGTTCTTAACAGTGACTTCAGTGTGCGTGGATACAAACTAGTTAAGCAACCTAGCCGTGGGCAAATAGATAAGGCTTTAAATGTACTTGCCTATGCAATGACACCCATGCCACTGGAAGATATGGAACAGCAGCTTCTCAAATGTATGATGGTTATGGTCAAGCCTTCACAGGAATCACAGGCAGATATCGCAATGCGTATACGTCTAATTGCTGAAGGCTTGCAAGATTATCCTGCAGATATATTCTTGCATGCCGTTCAGCATATCTCAAAGACCAAAACTTTCTTTCCTAGCTTGTCAGAGTTTCGCAATGCAGGCGAATGGCGATACCAAAAACGTGTCAAGCTATTGGAGATGCTAGAATTAGCCCAAAATAATGCACAAGAGGGCTAGTATTTGGTGCAATAATGCAGTAAAATAAAACAAAAAGGAGAACACAATGGGCATAGTTAATCTAAAGCCACCGGTTCGTGATCCCAAATGGAGAATGGGATTCATAGGTGGGTCAGATGCTGTAAAGATTATGAGTGGAGACTGGTATGATTTATGGCTAGAGAAAACTGGCAAAGCAGAACCAAAAAATTTATCAGATCAATTCAATGTACAACTTGGTACATACACAGAAGAGTTTAACATCGCTTGGTTTGAGCAGGAATATAATTTACAAGTACTTGCTTTCCAACATGAGGTATCTACCACAATAGATGGTGTACCTTTCAAAGCTACACTTGATGGTGTACTTAAAGAAGATGGTATAGATGTTGGCCTCGAATGCAAACATACCAGTTCATTCAGAAAGTTTGATGATATACTTGCTTACTACACACCACAAATACAACTGTATATGAAAGT